GAGCATCACCAATCTTTAAAGCAACCACTCCATTCGTTACAAATTCAATTCTTGTCTCAACAACTTCAGCAGCAGCAACAGTTACAGCAACGTTAGTAATGATGCAATTAGCTTCATAAAAAACATTATTTTTAGCGTTATTAGCATCTCTGTAGAGGTAGAAGACACCATCAAAATCTGAGCCCTGTTGAGTCCTAACAATTAATTGAGCAAGATAAAAAGGAAATTCTGGGTCAACTCCATAATTATTTGCACGATCTTCTGAACCATAACTATGCTCCCAAATACAATTCATGGAGCCTTGACCACTAATTAATCCAGCTTCATATTGATTTCTAAATTCATCTCCAAGATTCGTTAAATCAACTTGCTCTCTACTCGTTGTCATCTCAAAATCTCTAATTTTTGCTATATGCCTGAAATTGTCATTCTTCGTTGTTAGAACAACATCTTTAGCAGCACTTGGAGCAACAAGCGTTAAAGCTGTTGTAGTTAACCCT